TTATAGGTATGAACTGGCGCCCTTAAGCGTGTGGGCAGGGGTCCCCTTGCGCTTGTAGCGCAACGGAGCGGAGCGACGGGGGGATGCCCCTACGCGTCGGGCAAGATAACTCACCTCCTCTCTGATGTCCAACCAACCAGTCTCTAACCCATTGATCAAGCTCAGGGTATGCTTCAAGGCAGAACTCCATGCCTTGTGGTGTCGTGTATGTGTCTTCTTCCACCTTGAATGTAGCGTCGTGGAAAGCTTTGGTGGAATGGTAGCTCCAAATAAGTTTGTCTGGTGCAAGTGTAGTGCAGTTTTCCCAAAACTCCTTTGAAGTGAGCGAAGCTGCGATAATAGACGCCCTCTCAACGTCTCGTGATGGCTTCTTTTCGGTCTTGTTTTCTTCTGGTCGTGCGAGTCCTCCTGCGACCACATCACCATCTTTGATCGCATAGTCGTAGCCAACCCAAGGCCTTCCCGTAGATACTTTGATGTTAGGGTGGCGGCCTGCCACGTCGAAACAATCTGGTCTTTTGAAGTTTGGTCGTTTGCCGAAGTCGACGAAAGCATGCAGATGAATTCCTCCATTTGAGTGATCCTCTCTTCCAATGATGCATTCTGCATTAAGCGTGCTGAAATGGTTGCAAACATCCCAGGGGTCCAAGTCACCGCATTGTGCGTAAGTGACAAGGGCGTAACGTGCTGTGAATCTGAATGGCATGCTGACATAATGGGACACATCGAAAGGTGAGGATGTTTAATGTTATTATCCTCACCTGTGTCCTGTGTCCTGGCTCGACTATAAATACCCCGCTTCCCCTCTTTCACATGTTTTTTTTTGGTCAACCCCGCCATGGCTTATCGCACTACCCGTACACGTCGCCGTGTCACGAGGCGCAAGTCTCGCTACACTAAGAGACGCCCCCGCACCCTTTTGAAACGACGCTATCCTGTTAAGCGTATTACGAACAAACGAATCCTCGATGTTTCGTCAGAGAAGAAGTCAGACTCTCGAGTCTACTACAACAACCTTGGCGCCCCTACCACACCTCCTGTTTTCGCTGCTCCAGTACTCGTCGGTGGCACTACTTATACTTTTATTCACATGCCTACTGCTATGGATAAGTCTAATGCAGTTAGCCAAGATATTGGTAACTTCCGTGATCGGTCGGACATCTACATGCGAGGTTTCTCGGAGACCATGCGCATGACTACCAACGGTGGTGATACCTGGAATTGGAGGCGTATTGTCTTTACTCTTAAAGGCCCTACAATCTATTCGAATATTACTGCTGCTAATGCACTCTATTTGGAGAGTGCTAGCAATGGTTGGACGCGCACGTGGGTCAACCACTCGAGCACTGCTGTTGGCGGTGCTACACTCGGCATTCTCTTCAAGGGTGTTCTCAACACTGATTGGGTCGATCCTTTCACTGCAACTGTCGACACTGCCAAAGTTGGACTTCTGTACAACAAGTACTCTGTCCTAAAGGCCGGTAACGGAGAGAACAACGTACATAACCGGAAGTTGTGGCATCCATTCAACAAGATGTTTTATTATGCGGATGATGAGAACGGTGCTACCGAGACTGAATCTGTGGTCCATGTAGCTTCTAAGCAAGGCATGGGAGATGTTTACATCGTCGACTTCTTCCAATGTGCGGACAATAACCCTAGTCAAACCCTTCAGTTAGACGGGACTGCCCGTCTCTACTGGCATGAAAAGTGATTCTGTCACGTGACAGATGATACAATTGTCCTTCAGCCACTCCACCTCATGGTCAGCCAAACCATATTCATCCAAGGGGTTAGCGTTATTCAGCCAAATCGTGGGCCTACCCCACTTAATAGACTTTTTCCCCTTGTACTTGTCTGTTGTAATGAACTGTGCCTGTTGACCTAACCATGCCTTCCATGTTGGGAGGTATTTTAATCCTCCCAAGTCATCGAAGATGGCATACTCAATGTCATCTCCAAAGTCTGGGAGCATGAAGTTGCTTCCGTAGTAGATGTGTTTGCCCAATGATCTTGCCCAGTATGTTTTCCCGAGTCTAGAGGGACCCCATAAAATGAGGGATCTACCGCGTACTGTGTTATTAGCACTGTATTAGCACTGTCAATTAACTGTTAACCGCCGGAGGCCCAGTTATAGGTATGAACTGGCGCCCTTAAGCGTGTGGGCAGGGGTCCCCTTGCGCTTGTAGCGCAACGGAGCGGAGCGACGGGGGGATGCCCCTACGCGTCGGGCAAGATAACTCACCTCCTCT